GTGTTATCCTTGATGAGGAACCAAGTGCTTGGGAAAAATAAATGGACAAAACTGGTTACGTGAAATAGTATAATTCTCAAATATAATAAAAAGAAAAGGAGAGAATTATATGATTGAAAAATTAAAGCCAATCCCCGTTGGTAAAGCAGAAGATTTAACTGGGAAAAAATTTAAACATTTGACTGTTTTATATAGAGTGGCAAATAAATAGAACCGTCCAACCTGGCAATGCTAGTGTGATTGCGGTAACTTTTTTACTACTTTAGCTCGATCACTTAAGGATGGAAGGAGCACATCTTGTGGATGTGCTTCTAACGAAGGACATATTAAGGATCATACTGGTGAGATTTTTGGAAAATTAACTGTAATTAAATAGTTACCAGAGCGTGCATCAGATGGAACCATATTATGGGAATGTAAATGTGATTGTGGAAATACTACTATCGTTAGAGCAGGTAATTTAAAAAAAACAAAATCTTGCGGAAAATGTTTTTATGGTAAAGATTTATCTAATTAGCGTTTTGGTAAATTAGTTGCAGTAAATTATGACCATACTTCTTTAAGTAAAAAGAGTATTTGGAAATGCCAGTGTGATTGTGGTGGTATTGTATATGTTAGTGCAGCAGATTTGATAGCTGGAAAAACACAATCTTGTGGTTGTATTAAATCTAAAGGAGAAGAAATAATTAGTTAGATATTAGCTGATAATAAGATTACATTTGTTAAACAAAAAACTTTTTCTTCTTGTATATTTCCAGATAGTTGCGCTAATGCAATATTTGATTTTTATGTAGATAATGCTTATTTGATTGAATATGATGGAATATAGCACTTTAAACCAATTTCTGGATGGAGTAATGTAGAAGCTGTTAAAAAACTATAGCTTAAAGATTAGTTTAAGAATGACTGGTGTAAAGAAAATAATATTCCACTTATTCGTATTCCATATACTCATCTCAAAGATTTATGTATAGAGGATTTAAGATTAGAAACTTCTAATTTTATTATAGATGATGGACCCAGTGCATGGGATGATAAAAACTAAAGGAGAACAAATATGAAGAACTCTAAGTCTATTGAATATCAGATTACTAAGAAGCAGTTTGACGGCATCCTCTCCACTCGCAGTGATGAAGAGGCAAAGTCTAATCCTTATCAGTATGTTATGAACATTATCAACGAAACCTATGGTCTGCGTGGCACTGTCACCCATCTTGTAATCACTATGTAAAATGTCTCGTTATTATGACAAAGATGACCTAAAGGAACGGCTTGAACTAGAACAGATTTATGATTTAGTTGAAGCTTGGGGAGGAGAGCCTGAGTATACCGAGGGTGGATTAATCTCCCAAACTATCTGTCATAACCTACCAGGCGAGGGTTCCCGCAAGCTCTATTACTACACCAATACTCGGTTATTCCGTTGTTATACTGGTTGTATAGATCCTACTTTTGATATTTTCGATCTTTGTATCAAGGTAATGAAGAATCAAAAGCAATTGAAATGGGAAATGTATGATGCTATGGATTATATAGCATCATACTTTGGTTTTGATGGAATAGAAAAAACAGAAGATGACCAATCTGAATTAAAGGATTGGGAAGTCTTTAAGAAACATAACCTGCGGCTGCCGGAAAAGAAACCCATAGCTCAGCTCAAAGAGTACGACCCAATCATTCTTACTCGCTTTGCTTATCCTCGAATTGCGCGTTGGGAGCAAGAGGGAATTAGTGATGAAGTAAGTAAGAAGAATCTTATTGGCTACTATCCAGGCGGCGAGCAAATTACAATCCCGCATTTCGACATTAACAATAGATTGATAGGTATTAGAGGTAGAACACTAGCCACGGATGAGGCAGAAAGATACGGTAAGTATAGACCTCTATTAATCGGTAAGCAATTATACAATCATCCGTTGAGTATGAATTTGTATAACTTAAACAATAGCAAAGATAATATCGCTAAAGTTCACGCCGCGATTGTCTTTGAGAGTGAAAAATCATGTTTAATGTATCAGTCATACTATGGTCATGAGAATGATATTTCAGTGGCTATTTGCGGAAGTAGCTTATCGAGCTATCAAGTTGATTTGCTGAAGCAGGTTGGCGCGAGAGAAATTGTTATCGCTCTTGATAGACAGTTTCAAGAAATTGGGGATGATGAGTTTAAGCGACTAAAAGCCAAACTTATTCATTTCCATAATAAATATAATAACTCAATTAGGGTAACAGCTATATTCGATAAAGCTATGATTTCTCCTTATAAGGCTAGTCCGATAGACGAAGGACCTCAAGTGTTTGAGAAGTTATTGGCTGAGCGGATTATTCCAAAAGATTAAGGAGGTAAAATCATGGATTATTAGCTGATTAAGCCTATTCATGACGGTTACTCCGCAATTGAATAGGTATTGACAAACAGAGGGATTAAGTTTGAAGATATTGACCATTATCTTAATGTGTCGGAATCTGATAATTTATCGCCCCTTTTACTTAAAAATATTGAGAGTGCGGCTAAGTTGATTTTTAATCAACTTAGCAAAGATGATTTTCATATTCATGTCCAAGTAGATAGCGACTGCGATGGATACACTTCTGCGGCGTTGCTGCTGAATTATATCCACGCAATTTGTCCTTCTGCTATGTCACATATCTCATATAGTTTCCATGCGGGCAAGATTCATGGTATTAACCCAGAGCTGGTTCCCGCAAATACCACGTTAGTGATTGCTCCAGATTCGAGTTCTAATGACTATGATATTCACAAGGCTCTTCATAATAAAGGCGTTGAAGTTCTCGTATTGGATCACCATCAGGCTGAGAGAATTTCTGAATATGCTTGCATTGTGAATAACCAATTGTGTGATTATCCTACAAAGTCATTGTCTGGCGTTGGTGTAGTCTATAAGCTATGCCAGTTTATTGATTCTCTGCTTCCCGCAGATCAATAGAAGGCAGATGATTTCTTAGATGTGGTAGCAATCGGTCTAGTGGGAGATATGATGGATTTAAGAGATTTCGAGACTCATTATCTCGTTCAGATGGGTCAATTGCGGAATCCTTTTATCAAGGGCATGGCAGAGAAAAACCATTATCAACTTGGAGATAATCCCACTCCAATTGGCGTGGCATTTTATATCGTTCCTCTAATTAACTCTATTACAAGAGTTGGTACGATGGAAGAAAAAACCTTGTTATTTGAATCCATGTTGGATTGGAAGGCTTTTGATTTAGTTCCATCTACGAAACGAGGTTGCGCGGGCCAGCAGGAAACAAGGCTTGAACAGAGCTTGCGGACTTGCACTAATGTCAAGAACAGACAAACGAGAAATCAAGATGCCGCGGTTGAGCAAGTAAAAGATATTATCGAGCAAAATCATTTGTTAGACCATAAAATCTTACTTGTGAAATTGGAGAATCCATCTTTTGATAGAGGTATTACTGGATTGATTGCCAATAAACTTATGGCAGAATACCAGAGACCTGTAGCCTTATTAGTTAAGGTTGAAGAAGATGGTAAACCTGCTTGGAGTGGTTCCGCGAGAGGATATGAGAAATCTAAGTTGAATGATTTTAGAGGTTTTTGTAGAGATAGCGGTTTAGTTTATCTCGCAGAAGGCCATCCTAATGCATTTGGCTTCGGTATTTTAGACGAGAATTTTGATGCCTTTCTCGAATATGCCGACATCACTCTCAAAGACATTGAGTTTTCACCCAGTTATAAAGTAGATTTCATTCACTCGGTAAATAACCTTAGTCCTAAAGAAATTCTTGAACTAGGCAACATGAAGAATCTTTGGGGTCAGAATATGGATGAACCACTTATTGCGGTGGAGCATGTTGCAGTAACGAAAGATATGATTACTCTTATGGCAAGAGATAGAAACCCCACGTTGAAGATCCAATTACCCAACGGAGTTACTTGCATCAAGTTTAAATCAAGCGAAGAAGAGCTGGATAGTTTGTTCAGCGAAAACGGTTGCGTGACTATTAATCTTGTGGGTAAAGCCGAAGTAAATAAATACTTCAATAGTGTAACACCACAACTTATTATCTAGAATTATGAGATTATAAATCGCCAGGAATATTATTTTTAATGATTGCGCGACCTCTTACTAAAGGAGGAACAATCAAATGAGTCGTTTTATTAAAGTTATCACAAGTTTAATCATTATATTATCTTTATACGGATGTGGCTACGGCGGCTTAACAGTAGTCGCTCATGCCTATTCCGTTCCGTATAACGAGACTATTAGTTATACACTTGATGATATGGACGTATTGGTTGAGCTTATTGCGGAACAGATTTCTAATATGAACGCCGCACACCAAATGGCCGATGCTGCTAGAAAGCTAGGTTATTCGGAAGACCATGCAGTTATTGTGTTAGCAAGACAAGAATACAAAGAGGCTAATGCACTTAGAAAAACTTATCAAGCGATCTATGACAAACTGCTGGAACATTGGCATCAAAAGGAAGAAGAGTACCCAACAGCCGCTTATATATGGAACTACTTCAAGGAGTTAGGTTATAGTAATCAAGTTTGCGCGGGAATACTTGGTAATATAATGGCTGAAACTGGAGGTAACACACTGGAGATTCAGTCCACGATATCTGGCAACGGATATTATGGTATGTGTCAGTGGAATAAAGCCTACTCAAATGTATGGGGAGCCTCGTTAGAAGAGCAATGCGACTATCTGCGAGATACTATTGAGTACGAGTTCGATACATTCGGTTACGCTTATAAGAGGAGCTTCGATTATGATAGCTTCTTAGAGCTGACCGACATAAAGGACGCGGCCTTGGCATTTGCTAAATGCTATGAACGCTGTGGTTCTGGGAGTTATTATACGCGACAGCAAAATGCTATTGCCGCATATAATTACTTTGTAAGTTAAAATAATAAATCTGCGGACTGGTCGGAGCCTAGACGGCCGTCCGCCGGAACTAAAATAGGGTTTACTATTTTTGGAAAGGAAAAGTGGTATGAATATTTTATATGTAGATTTTAATGAGTTTAACGTAGAAGAAACTAGAGCTCTACATGATATGGTAGCATCAAAGGTTGGCAAAGATAATTTAATTACTCTGCCTATGCAAACTAGTTTACTATATGACGTAAATCTAGATAATTTGTGCCAAGTAAGAGATAAGCTAAATGAGATTATTGGGGAAAAGGAATAATGAATATGAAAAAAATATTAGAACAAGCGCATGATTATGATGCATTAGTAGAAGAGCTTAAAGCACAGGCAGAACTTGATATGAAGGGTATGTATATCCAAGTAGAAGATAACAGTGATAAACATCTCAAAGGCTATATGTATGACAGTCTTTGCTATAGATATCAGCTTGCTCGATATAAAGCCTGTGAAGCAGATGCCATGGACTTGGTTATGACAAAAGGTTTGTCTAAAAGAGAAGCTGAGGCCAAAGCAAGAGACCTCTATGAAAGAGATTGTATGCGGTTTTATCAAATTTTGGATGAAGCAATTGGAGAGCACGACTGATGGAACTAACACGTAAACAAGAGGAAGGATTAAAAATTGCGGTGGAGCGTTATCATAATAACGAGCCATATACCGTGATTGCTGGCTATGCTGGTACTGGTAAATCGACTCTTATTAAATTCATTATCTCTGCTCTAGACATCGATCCAGAACGAGTAGCCTATATTGCTTATACGGGCAAAGCCGCACAAGTATTAAGAAATAAAGGTTGTCCAACTGCAATGACTGCGCATCGGTTGCTTTATAAATCCTTACAGCGAGCTGATGGCACTTTCATCCATATTCCAAGAGACTCGCTTAACTCTGATTGTGATATTGTTGTGGTAGATGAGGTATCTATGTTACCAAAACAGATGTGGGAGTTACTGCTATCGCATAATGTTTATGTGATTGCTTGCGGCGACCCAGGTCAATTGCCTCCTATTGGCGAGGAGAATGGCATCCTCGACCGTCCGCACATCTTCCTTGATGAAATTATGCGTCAGGCCGCAGAAAGCGAAATTATCCGCCTGTCCGCGGATATTCGAGCCGGTAAGATTATTAAACCTTACAAGGGTTCAGAAATCAACGTTGTCCGGCAGAGAGATCTTTGTGATGGTATGTTCACATGGGCTGATCAGATCCTCTGTGGTAAGAATATTACTCGTCATACCATGAACAATTATTACCGCAATATGCGATATGGCGAAGATATCCCTGCTCCTATTGTTGGAGATAAAGTTATTTGTCTTAAGAATAACTGGGATAAGATTACTGCCACAGGTGATGCTCTTGTTAATGGGACTATCGGCACAATTGAAGAGATTGCTACCTACCCCAATCCGTGGCTTAATCCTATGTGCATCATTGATTTCGCGCCAGAGACTATTGATGAAACAGACCCTCGTGATCAAGTATTCCATGAACTCTTGATGGACTATAAGCTTATTACTACAAAAGAAGCAACTGTCAATAAAGAAAACTTTCGAATGTTTCCTAAACAGTTGCGACCAGAGCAGTTTGACTACGGTTACTGTATTACCGTGCATAAGAGTCAAGGTAGTGAGTATGATAAAGTTCTGGTACTTGAAGAAGTCCTTAAAAGAGCAGACCATGCAAGATGGTTATATACCGCTTGTACTCGCGCGGCTCAAAAGCTTACCCTGGTATTGAAAGATTGATAATTTGCCT